TTAATAAAATGCCAAGAGAGAAGAAATATGGCTCAAGATTAAAAAGAGATATCCTTCTATCACCTTCGTTCCTATCGGTGGTTCTATGACTGGTCGATGTGAAGCTGGTAAGTATCTCTATTGTGATGACTTGGTTTCTGGAATTGAGGAGGCTATGTCACTCACAAGGCTTGAAAAACTCTGGCAGATGTATACAGTTAACTGTAAACAGAGAAAGAGGGATGGTTGTAAGGAAATTCATGTTGCTACTAGATGGTCGGTGCATGATGTTATAACCAAGCTTGGAACTGACCATGCTGATAATCCTAGATGCAAAATAATCAACCTTTCCTGTTATAATGAAGATGGAGAAAGTAATTTTGACTATCTCGGTGGATTTAGTACAAAGTATTACAATGAACTAGAGCAGACAATGGATGAGGCTAGTTTTAATGCCCTGTATAGACAAGAGCCAATCGAGAGAGAAGGTATCTTGTACAATCATGATGAACTGCAATATTACTTCGAATTACCGAATGAAAGACCAGATGCAATTATTGCTATATGCGATAGTAAAAATATGGGAAAAGACTTTGTTTCATCCCCTATTGGTTATGTATATGGAGATACGGTTTATATCGAGGATGTAGTGTATCATGATGGACTTCCAGAGATTACTCGACCAATGGTTGCAAATAAATGGATTGCCCACAACGTAGTTAGGGCTGATGTTGAAATGAATAACGGTGGTAACTACTATGCCGAGGACTTAAACGAGTTGATTAAACTTGGTGGTGGAAAGACCAGTATTAGAATGTTCTTTAGTAGCAATAATAAGAATGTTAAGATAATTACCTATTCTGATTTTGTCAAGAAGAACTTTGTATTCAAACATCCCAGCACTTATCCTAAAAAGAGCCAATATGCACAGTTTATGAAAGACTTATGCAAGTGGACTCAGAAGGGACAAAATGCCCATGATGATGCTCCCGATTCCATAGCCATGTTAGCACAGCTTGTGCAAGACTTGAACTTTATTGGAATCAAATTCTTAAATAGAAAGGAATTGAAGATATGACGATATATAAAGGTAGGCGAAAGATAACAACTGAGTTCTCCTCAGAAGACTTGCGAGATATATCAAACGTCATAAAGCTACTTAATTCAAGTAGAACAATTCATCTTTATAATAAGGCTGAAATCGACTATCTTATGAACTATAAGAATGGCGACCAGCCTATTCTTTATAAAGAGAAGGTTGTGCGTGACGAGATTAATAACACAGTTGTTATGAACCATGCCCAGATGATAACCAGAAATATAATTGGGTACTTCCTTGGAACACCAATCCAGTATATACAGAATGGTCTGGTAGAAAATAAGGAAGAAATTGACATGCTCAATAAATTCGTGTCATACGAAGATAAGGCTTCTACCGATAAGGAAATCGGAGAATACCAGAGTATTGTTGGAACAGCTTATAGAATAGTGTACACAGATGGTGCATTAGGTGATGAAGTGCCATTTGAGGAAAAGGCTCTAAACCCAGCGACCACTTATGTTGTTTACGAGAATAACATAGCTGAAAAGCCTGTATTGGGTGTAACTTACTACAATCTACTTGATGAAGAAGGTCAAGTTATTGGAGTTAAGATATATGCTTATACTGATTTTGGTTTGTATGAGTTTGCAACTTCTGATGTAGGTGGACTCATAAATGAGGAAACACTTTCAGACTTTTCAGAATATTCAGTTGGTGGAGTTCCTATCATAGAATACCCAAACAACATGTGGCGATTAGGTGACTGGGAATTATGCCTTGGACTTATGGATGCTATCAACATGTTACAGAGTGGTAGACTTGATGATATTGACCAGATAGTACAATCATTGATGGTGTTTATAAATGCTGATGTAGATACTGAAACTTATGACAGTATGCGTAAGATGGGTGTTATATCACTTAGAAATGGTAGTGGTAATCCAGCAGACGTTAAAACTGTTATCAACTCACTTGACCAGTCTGGTATGAATCTATACTCACAGGAACTAGAAGATATGCTTTATGCCCTTATAGGTATACCAAGCAGAAACAATCGTTCTGGTGGTGGTGGAGATACTGGACAGGCTGTTGAACTTAGAGATGGATGGGCTGACCTTGAGATTATAGCTAGAAATAAAGAACTGGCATTTAAGAAGTCTGAAAAGCAGACATTGAGAATATTGCTTAGTATCATGAACGCAAAACTCAAAACTAATCTCAGCCTTTTAGATATAGACATCAAATTCTCAAGAAATAAGAGCAATAACCTTCTTGTTAAGACTCAAGCATATCAAACACTTATCGCATCTAAGACACTTGACCCAGCAGATTGCTTGACAATCGTTGACCTTGTATCTGATGTTAATGAGTATATTGATAGAGGTAGAAAGTTCTGGGGCAGTGCGTTTGCTGGATTGGAACAGGCTCAAACAGCTGTTGAATCTAGTAAGGTAATGTTGGATGTTCAGAAGAACCCACCAGAAGTAGACCCAGCAACTAAGACTGAACCTAAACCTACTCCACCAAAAGGAGATGAGAAATAATGGCAGAACAAAGAATAATTGCCATTGATTTGAATGATATATCCACAACTCTATACGAAGATACTTTGATAAGACAGGGTGAGAGTAAAGCTTCTAAGCTTGAAATCACTCTATCACCAGAGTTTGAAGGATATGACTATGTATTAGTATTTCAAACCAATGACAATGTACCATATGCTACAACTCAATTAACACCAGTTCAAGACCCTGTTACGTTGTTATACACACTTGAATATGAAGTTACAAATGCTGTTACGTTTGAAGCTGGATATCTCAGAGTTGAGTTACAAGCTTTTGAACAGTTAACTTCAATTCTTGTTAAGACTTGCGTATTCACATTCAAAATAAAAAGAGCAATCGAAGGTACTGCTGTTCAGATTCCAAGTGACTATGAGGTTTATATTCAACTGGTTGAACATTATATGGATAGAGATATCTATGACCCTCAAGGTATTTATGCTGATGCGTTTGACATGGACAACATGACTGATGGATTGGCTAAAGTTGCTATGACATTGGCTGAGAGAATCAAGTTAACCAATCTTCCAACCGATGGATTCGGTACTGGTGATATGACTAAAACCATGTATGACCCAAACCTAGTTGAAGATGATGCTTTTGACATGGCTAATATGGTAGAAGCCCCAAATGCCAAGATTCTTACTGCTTCTGAACGAGTAATCTTGGATTCAATGGCTGTAGTTGATGTTAACCCTACACCTAATACAATGCCTATTAGAAATGATGAGGGAGGTATAGCTGTTGATGAGGTTGTACTTGACTTGACTCCAGTTGGTCTACTTTCAGAAGGTAAGATTCAGTGGAATCCAAATAGACACACAGCAGACGTTGGATTGACTGGTGTACAGGGAATAGCTATGCAAGTATGTCAAGATGTATTGATATGGGCTAAGAATATTAGTGGGCAAGTGATGCCTGTTGGTACTGCTGTTGCTATAGCTGGAACTTCTGATGGTCTACCATCTATAATGATGGCTGATGCTGATTCTAGTCCAGCAGAACGAAATTGTATAGGTGTCATAGCTGGTTATACTATTCCAATTGGTGGTATGGGTTATGTATCACTAGCTGGATTGATAAGTAATATCACAACTATAGACTGGAATGAAGGTGATGTTCTTTACCTTAGTAGTGAGGCTGGTAGAATAACAAATGTTGCTCCAGCATTTCCATCGGTTCCAGTTACCGTTGGTTGGTGTATAAAACAAGCTGGTGCTGGTCTTGGACAGATATATGTAAAGGTATCAGTTAAGCAGATAGCAGAAGAAGTGCCGTTAAGAGATTCTGGATTATTGTATACTGCAACCGATATTGAAGGTGCTTTAGCTGAGATAGCTGGAAGGTTAAAACCAGCATATGCAGAGATATATACGTTTAATAATCTAACACCACAATCTGTTCCCAATGGTGCGACTTATACAAAGTTAACAACTTTTATGGCAAATGGTGCGTCTTCAAACTGTACTGCTGATGCTAGTAATCAGCGAATTGTTATTGGTGTCACTGGTGCGTATAAAATCACCTTTGGATTCTCAAGTACAGTTGGTTCAAATGGTAAAACTCTAGAAACTACAATATTTAAAAATGATTCAGAAGTTCAGAATATTCACACTAATAGATATATTCAGTCGGCTAACACTATGAGTTCAGTTAGTAGAAGTGGTATAGTAAACTGTTTAGCTGGAGATATACTGGATATAAGAGTGCGACATAATGATACTGGTGCTATGAATGTTGTAACAGCTTATGGTAACTTAAATGTTGAAAGATTAGTTGGTTAATTCCAACTTTTCTGTTATAATGTATATGAATAAATAACAAGGAGTGATTTTTAATGGCGATAGTTAAAATATCAATAGATAATACCTCTACTAATGTTAAACATTATGTATGTATTCCAACTGATGCCGTTTCAACTTTTCCAACCGATTGTGGAGTAGGTTCTACTATGGTGGTTAGACACGCATCAACCAAGAAACAGATATCTAGGTTAAAATTCGATGGTATTACTTGGCAATATATTGATGAACCAGAAGTCGAGGATTTATTTGACGTAGAAATAGTTGCTGGTAGTGGCACTGGCTCAGACACTTATGCTATTGATTTGGAGAATAAAGCATTTAAGTATATCCAGATAGCAATAGATGATACGGATTCCAAGTCTTTGACAGTGGCAAATGTTCCTACAGAAGCACAGTTTGAACTTAAAATAGTTACAACTGCTACTGGTACAATGGGTTCATGGATGTCTGGAATAGTATGGGATGCTGGAACTGCTCCAACTCTTACAACTGGTAAAACAATTAGACTTAAATTTTATACTGTCAATGGTGGAACTGCTTGGCATGGTAAGATATTAGGTACTTGGTAACAACTAGGGAGATTAATTTCTCCCTAATTTATTTTACCATAAATGTGTGCTTTTGTCAAGAAATATGTTATAATGATATTGAATAATGAGTTGGGCAGTGTACTGAATGACTTGGGATTTAGGAGGATGAAAATGGAAGAAATTAAATTAACACAAGAACAGATTGATGCTTTAGTAGCTGAGAAGGTTGCAGAAGCCAAAAAAGGTTTGTTTACAGAGGATGAACTCAGTAAAAGAGTTAGTTCGGAAGTAGATAGACGAGTAGAGAGTGGAATCCAGAAAGGTCTGGAAACTTATAAAAGTAAATGGGAAACAGAGGCACAGGAAAGAGCAAGAATGTCGGCAGAAGAAATTGCTCATAAAGAATTTCAAGAAAAGATGGAAGGTCTTACTGCTAAAGAAAGAGAAATCCAGAAGAAAGAGAATTTGATATCTGCCAAGGATATGCTTTCAAGTGCAAATGTCCCTAAAACGCATTACGATAAATTCATTGGTATGCTCGTTACTGATAACCCAGACACTACAACATCGAATGTTCAAAGCTTCATTGATATGTTCAATACAACAAAGTCTGAATTGGAAACAACTCTAAAGAGTCAGATGTCCAATATCAAGCCTCCCAACACTGGTGATGGTGACGATGTTGTAACATTGGAGAAATTCAAGAAGATGGGATATGCTGATAAACTTAAATTTAAGCAGACTAATCCCGAACTGTATACAAAGTTTATGAAATAGAGTAAAAGGAGATTGATAAATAATGGCTGGAACAAATCTTAGTTTCCCTTATGATGCGGAAATATTTAATTATGATTGGAAAAATACCCCAGACGTAGTTCTTACAAGTCTGTTAGACTCTGGTGCCATGGTACAAGATGGCGAAATCGCAAGAATGATAGGTAATGGTTCTAACTTCTTCACAGTACCATTCTATGATGTTCTTGGTGGAACAGAGGACGTTTACAATGGTGTTGCTAACTTTACTGGTGCTTCACTTACTGGTGGTAGCTATAGTGGTTGTGTATTCGGTAGAATGTCAAAATGGACTGCTAAATCGTTCATAAAAGACTTCAACTCTGGTGCAGACCCAATGGCTCAGATAGTTGCTGGTGTTGCTGGTTTCTGGCATAAAGCTAGACAGACAAGACTCATAGCTATCCTTGAAGCAGTATTTGGAATAACTGGTGATGCTGATTGGACTAAGCACATCACTGATATAACTACAACTGGTTCAACAACTGCTGATTCAAATAGAATTGGTGTTACTACTATCAATGATGCTTGCATCAAAGCTTGTGGTGATATGGCTACTGACTTTACACTTGCTATTATGCACTCAAATGTTGCTAATAGGCTTGCAAACCTCCAGCTTCTTGAGTACAGCAAGTACACTGACCCAGCTGGAATCACTAGAAACTTACCACTTGGTACTGTAAATGGTAAAATCGTCATCATAGATGATGGTGTTCCTGTTATCAGTTCACCACACGATACAGACGAGTTTGAGTACACAACTTATGTTCTTGGTCTTGGTGCTATCAGATATGCTCCAGCCCCAGTTGACGTTCCTTCTGAAATGGACAGGAATCCAGATACTAATGGCGGACTTGATATGATATACACTAGAATCAGAGAATGTATCCACCCTTATGGATTCTCATTCAAGGGCGATGTTACAACTGACGTTGGTGTACCAGATGCAGTCCTTACAGTTGCCGCTTCTTACGAAAGAAAGTTGCCAGCAAAGGCTATAAAGATGGTTAAAATCGTCACTAACTAATAAAGGAGATTTTTGAATATGTACTATTATCAGAAAGCTACTGGTAAGTTGTACGTTCAAAATGAAGATAAGCTAGTCGGAGTGGATTTCTGCTCCGACAAAACTTTAATGGTGAAAGGTACGGAGATAGAAATATCCACTGACCTTCAACCACTATCTTTATATGAAGTGCGACATAAATTCCAGATTATAGAAGGTAAAGATTACAAATTCCCTAGAGAGAAAACAGAGGTGGTAACAGATGAGCCAATTGAGCCTGTTAAAAAGCCTGCTAGGAAATCCACCAGAAAGTGATGATGTTCTTCAATTTTATTTAGATAATGCAACGGATATCATATGTGACTTGAGAAACACAAATTTAGTTGAACCTCAATATTCAACTATTCAAATTAAAATGGCTATCGAAATGTACAATAAACGAGGAGCAGAAGGTCAGATTGGACATAGTGAAAATGGTATATCCAGAACCTATGAAGCATCTGATATTTCTCCAAGTTTAATGAGTAAAGTTACTCCAGTAATTCGAACTCCATTTACAAGTGTTAGGATAGTAGATGTATGAGAACCTTGAGTCTAAATAAAACCAAACTGTGGAAGGTGACACAGCTAGGTGTAGAAGAAAAAGTCGATTCTGATGGATTTTTTACTGGAGAGTTCTTAAAAACTTATAGTGTTCCAAGTATCGTGTATATAAATATCTATCCAGCTAATGGTGATATAGTAGAGCGAATATTTGGAAAAGATGCTTCATTCGATATGATAGCCATTAGTAACGAAGAATTGTTATTAAAAGACGATTTAATTTTCACCAGTAGCCCAACATCAAATTATGATGAAACTTACTCATATAAGGTTGACTCTGTAAAGAAAAGCCTTAATGTAGTTAATTATGGGTTGAAAGCCAATGTATAAGGATATTGAAATTAACTTGGATATATCCAACTATGAGGTTGGTGTTAAGAAATTATTAGAAGTCGAACGAGCAATTCAACGTGGTTTGGATGCTGGTCTTGAGGAACTAGCATATAGATTAGAAGAAAAGATGCTTGAAAATCTTGTAAAGTATGGACTTGGTAGTTCTAAATTAGCAGATACTATTTTCATAGAAGATATTGGAAATGCTTTTAGAATATCAGTAGGTGCTGATTATGCCATGTATGTTGAGTATGGTACTGGTATAGTTGGTTCTGAGAACCCTCACCCACACCCTTGGGCATACGATATTAAAGAACATGGTGAAGCTGGTTGGATATACAAAGGTGCTGATGGTAAACTCCATTGGACTGCTGGTTCTCCAGCTAAACCGTTTATATATGATACTTGGTTATGGGGTAGTAGAAGTGCAAACAATATTATAAGAAAACACATAAGACGAGCATTGAAGGAGGTATAGGGTTGATAGTTGATATAACAAATGAAATTATAACTGAATTGAAGTCAATAGTGAATCCTATTCCAGTAATGGCAACCTTCCCTTCAATTCAAACTCAGTTCCCATGTGTGGTTGTAGATGAACTTTCAAATATTACCTTGGAAGGTACAATAGATTCAAACGGACACAATCATTGTGAAGTATCTTTACAAGTTGACATATTCACAAAAGGAGATTCTCAGATTAGTGATGCAAAACAGATTAGGGGTTTAATAGACACCCAATTAAGTGGAGTACACAGGATGGTGAGAAACTTCTCTGGGTCTACACCGAATTTCGCAGATGCAAGTATATATAGATATACAATGCGATACACATTCATTGTTGACTCAAATAGAAAGATTTATAGGAGGTAAATATAATGGCAGTAAGTACAGCTATTACTACTTTAATGTATACAACTGACTTAGTAGCACCTTATGACGCACCAGCACTTTCAAAGCTGGTTGACATAACATCGTACCCAGATATGGGTTCTGCTCCTAGTAAGTTGGACACAACTGATTTAAGTGCATTGGTCATGAAAACTAATATACTTGGATTACAGGAATCACCAGATTTGACATTCGAAGCTAATTACACTGAGGCATCGTATAACACAATAAATGGATTAACTGCAACATATCACTTCGAACTTCAACTTGGAACTGCTGGAGCAGATGGTAAGTTCTCATGGGATGGACAGATTAGATGTTATCTCAATGGTGCTGGAGTTGACGAAGTTAGAAAAATGACAGTAGTTTGTTCTGCAAGCACAGCAATAGCATTTGCTCAAGGCTAATAAGGAGGTAATGATAGATGGCTCTTAGTACAATAAATACCACTCTTAAATACTGTGCCACTCAAGGTGGAGTATATACAGAGTTAAGTAAAATAACGAGTTACCCAGATATGGGTTCTTCACCAAGTAAACTTGATACTACTGACTTATCAGCAACAACTGTTAAAACTTATATATTCGGTTTACAAGAAGCCCCAGACTTGACATTTGAAGCCAATTATGACGAAGCAACCTATAATACTATAAAAGGCTTTGCTGGAACAACTTATTGGTTCAATCTTATGTTAGGTGCAAATGGAGCAGATGGTATATTCGAATGGTCTGGTCAAGTTGCAGTTTACTTGAATGGTGCTGGAGTAGATGAGGTCAGAAAGATGACTATAGTTTGCTCATGTGCATCGGCAGTAACTTTTGAATACTCAGCTTAATAAATGATGTTGTAGGAGGATGGAAATGTTTATTAATATAAATGGTCAAGAGGTAGAGTTAAAATATTCATTCAATTCATTCAAGTATATGGAGGAACTGGACTTAGGTGCTTTGGCAGTAATGGAAAGCAAACCATTCAAGATTGTACCAGTTGTCAGACTTCTGTTACTTGGAGCATTGAACTATAACGCAAAAGTAAAATACCCAATGAATGTGGTTGATGACTTTATAGAAGATTTCATAGTTGAAGGCTCACTTGGAGAACTGCTTGAAGATTTGATGAAGTTGTTAGAAGCATCATATTTTTTCAAGTCCCTTCAAAAGAAGACGAAAGTGGAAGTCGAGTAATTGCCGACTCTTTTGAAGGTCAAGATTCAACATCTGATGACCAATCTATGCTAGACACAATATATAATGATGTCTTACCAAAAGCCTTAATGATTGGGGTTGATTATGATTTATTCTGGACACTCAATCCTAAATCATTATCCCCTTTCACTAAGGCTTTTTCTTTAAAACAAGATTATGACAATACAGTAGCATGGTCACAGGGATTATATATAAGATTGGCAATTGCTAGTTGTTTGGATGGTAAAGTTAAATATCCAAATAAGCCATTAAATAGAGGTTCATCAGAGCCTATGAGTACAGAAGAAATCAAGCGAAGGATGCTTGCTCAAATGGCATTAGTTAACGAAAGATTTAGAAAGGAGGGATAACATGGCTGACAACAATATAGGTGTAAAGGTTACTGGTACTTCCAAAGATGCTGAGTCTGCGGTTCAAAGAGTTGCTAAAAGCTTTACAAATGCTGGTAGAAATGCTAAGACTGCAAATAAAGAAATGGCTGGATTTTATGACACAACTAGAAAGCTTAACAATCAGTTTGGTAATATAGCTAAGGATGCAAATAGAGCATCACAGTCAATAGCTGGTATGGGTAAGACTATGAATCAGTTAGCTGGTGCTACTGGAATATATGCTATAGGAAATGCTATGGCACAGTCAATACAATCTGCTATGGATATGATAGAAACAATCAACTTATTCAGTGTATCTATGGGAGAAACTGCTGATGAGGCTCAAGGATTTGTTGAAGCATTTAGTGGTGCTACTGGATTTGACCAGACCAACATACAGAGTGCTATTGGTAATTTCACCTTGCTGGCTAGGTCAATGGGATTTAGTACAGAACAAGCCAAAACCCTCGGAGAACAGACATATCAACTCGGTGGAGATTTGTCTTCATTGTTCAATATACCAATAAATCAAGTTATGGCAGATTTACGTTCTGGTCTTATAGGTCAGACAGAAACAGTTTACAAGTATGGTATCGACTTAACAGAGGCTAGTTTGGCTCAAGAGGCTATGAGTCAAGGTATAGAGAAATCTGTACGAAATATGAGTCAAGGTGAAAAGATGGCTTTGCGTTACTCGTTAATGATTAAGCAATCAGCACTTGCTCATGGTGACTTGGCTAGAACAATAGACCAACCAGCCAACCAGATGCGTATACTTGGTGAGAGATTTGTAACACTGGCTAGAAGTATAGGTACTGTATTTATAGGTGCTATCTCAATGGTTGCTCCGTATATAAATGCACTACTTCAAGTATTAATAAATCTATTCAACGGTCTTGCTAAACTTACAGGATTTGTAAAACCAGAAGTAACAGAAGGTCTTGGAAACCAGATGGGTATGATATCAGAAGAAGCTGATGGTGCTAGTGACTCAATTGATGGAACAACAAAAGCTTTGAAGGATATGAAAAAGGCTCAACTTGGAATAGACGAACTTAACTTAATTCCAGATAAAGCCAGTGATGGTGGTTCTGGTGGTAGTGGTGCTGGTGGTGGAGCATCAATACTTCCAGACTTTGACTTGCCGACATATGATAGTATGTTTGGTAATATACAGAGTAAATCAAAAGCTATCGCTGATAATATGCAGAAGGTAGTTGACAACTTCATCAAATTGTCAAATCCGTTAATAACTGCTAATTGGGGTTCATTCAACTATAGTGTACAACAATTATGGGAATCTCTTAAAAAGTTAGGTGGAGTTGCACTAGATGGTTTAGTAAAACTGTATACAGATGTAATAATGCCTATTGGAGTATGGTTAATCGAAAAAGGATTACCAGCAGTAATAAATGTACTGGCAACTGCATTTGATGGATTAGCGAATATGTTCATTGCACTTGCTCCGTACTCAGAGAAGTTTGTTGAGAATGTATTAGTACCACTTGGAAACATTGTTGGTAGTGCTATATTAGATGGACTTAATTTGCTCAATGGTGCGTTAAAGACATTTAGTGACTGGGCAAAGAACAACAAGAGGGATGTTCAACTTACTGCCGAGGCTATAGGATTATTCTTCACTATGTTTGAGATAGGTAAAGTTGTAAACTTTGTAACTGAATCTGGTGGAGTAATAAAAGCCATAAAAGGTATAGCTGATGGATTTAAGTTTGCAACACTGTGGCAAAATGCTATGACAGTTGCTACAACAATCTATACTGGTGCTTGTTGGTTACTTGAAACAGCTATGAAAGCAGTAAACTTTGTAATGAATATGAATCCTTTCATGAAGGTTGTTGCAATTATCAGTTTATTAGTTGGTGCGTTTGTATATGCCTACAACAACGTACAATGGTTTAGGTATGGTGTAAACAACGCATTTGAAGCTATTCCTAAGGCTATAAAGGGTGCTTTAAATGGTATCATTGGAGTAATGAACAATATGCTAGGAGGATTCGAAGGATTCCTTAATGGTATAATAGATGGAATCAATGACTTGATTTTGGCGGCTAATATGGCTAAATCAGCATTGGGAATATCTGGATGGACTTACCCAATACAAAAGGCTAATATACAATCTATACCATATCTCGCAAGAGGTGGTCAACTAGATGCTGGTCAAGCATTTGTAGCTGGTGAAGCTGGTGCAGAACTTATAGGTAGTCACCAAGGTAAGACAACTGTTATGCCACTTGAAAACACTGACTTCGTAATGGCAATCCATGATGCTGTTCTATCCGCCATGACTGCTAGTGAAGGTTCTGGTGGAAAGATAATAGAAAATGTATTAATGATAGATGGTGACGTATTGTATAGAAGTGGTAAAAAAGCTGAACGTAATAGAGGAAATGATTTTGGAATGGGGGTATTCGCAAGATGATAAGTAACGGATTTATTAAAATAAACGGTGTGGTGCTCCCATACCCTTCCTATGGGATAACAGTACAACGACAACAATTTGTTGATAGTGCTAGAAATGCTTTTGGACAAGTTGTGGCACAAAAGGTAAATAGAAGGATTTTAAAATTTGATTCATTGGAATGGAAACATCTAACAGCATTAGAGTGGCATGATATATTAGTTGAAATAGAAAAATTTACTGGTACACTTGAATTTTGGGATTCATTAAGTATGTCATATATTACTAGACAAGTGTACTGGGGTGACGCATCAGAAGAAATATTTAAGATTAATCCATCTACTGGTGAGATTCTTGAATATATAAACTGTAAATGTAACTTAGTTGATATGGGTTATTAAGAAAGGAGGTAAGTATGTATAGTGTTTCTACTGAATATAAAGAACAAATAAAACAACCTCTTAGAAATCCATCTAGGGTTAAGGTTCTATTGGACATGGAGAGTGATGAAGCTAAGAATGATTCTATATTAAGTGCGTCTACTGAACACGCAATATCTAACATATCAGTATTAAATAATGATTATTTTATAAATGATAGAATTGGTACGTTTGAAGCTAATAGATTTGTTCTTGATGGAGAGTCAAGTCTTGCGTTATATAATGACCCAGCTATATATCAAGGATATTTAAGTAACGTTACAGCAAATGTTGCTCGTAATTTTACAACTCCACCAACTATAAATATAGCATTTGGTACAAAGAAATATGAACTTGATGGTATATCATTTATATTTGATAGTTTTATGTATTCCTATCCAAATGTAATGAATATAACGGCTTACGATGGAGCGAGTGTTGTTTTAAATGTAGATGTAGTTCCAGATAACTATGAGTGGACATATGACTCACCAATACCTTTGTGTTCAAGTATAGTGGTAACTGCTAGTAATATGGATGTTCCCGCACAGAAATTTAGAATAGAAAAAATAATATTTGGAATCGTTAAAGAGTTTGATTCAACTGTTATAACTGACTGTAACTGGAAAAGAGATGTTGACTTGGTTGATTCTAAACTACCAGTATTTGATTTTGATTTCACATTCTTGGATATAAATAAAGAGTTCAATCCAGATGATGATTCAAGTTTATATAAATATTTATCTGATAAACAGAGGGTACGATTTTATTATGGATATGATGTTGGTGATATAAATACTGTAATGACTGTATTTAACAATGACACTGATAATAGTGCTGGACTTGGTATAGGTACTGATTTAGAATATGTTGAAACTTCACTTGGAAAAGATATATCAATAGTTCCAACTTATGCAAGATATGTAAGATTATATAGTAATGGTAGTTATGCTAATGCGTATAATCACTACGTTGAAGTGGAAGTATATAGTAATGAAACTGGTAGTACAAATCTAGCTAGTGGAAAAGTAATAAGTAGTTCTTGTGCGTTTACGGTTCCTTCTAGAATTACAGATGATATTCTTGGTACAGAGTCCACAAGTAATCCAAATACTGGTTTACAGTGGATACAGATAGATTTAGGAGATTTCTATAATATAAATGATATAAAAGTATGGCATTATTATACTGATGGAAGAAAGTATAAAGATGTTATAGTTCAATTATCAAATAATTCTGACTTTTTAAGTGATACTACTTATATCACTGAATGGATGAAAGGTAGTGAATATTTTACAACTGGTGATATATCAGTTGACTCACAGTCTTCAATTTCAACGGTTACTATAAAGAGTTCGTCAAGGCTTGCATTTTTAACACAGGAATATACTGATGGTAAATATCTCAACAATCCTTGGTCACTTCATGCTTTATTAAGTTTAGTAATAGAGTTTATAGGTATAAATTCGTTGTATACAGATTACTCATATATATTAGGAGATTATGATGCGTTAAGTATACAAACAACTTCTCCATTACCCAATATTCCAATAAATCAATTATTGCAATTAATAGCAAATGCTGGAATGTGTGTATTAGATGTTGATAGAGATGGTAAAATAATTATATCACCTAGAAAATTAGAATCAGAAGATTTTTCATTAACTTTTAGCGATATGATGAAACCACCATTAATAACTAAATATCCTCAGTTACAAGGTGTAGATAGTGCAATAAATATAATATCAAAAGAATCAACTGAAACAACAATTATTGATGAAAGTATATCAGTTACCACACCAACTATATTTGAATATAGATATGATGGTTTCACAGATGTAAATGTATCTGATGTTGGATTAACTATTACAAATGAAGAAATTTATGATACTCTATATAGGGCTACTATAAATGGAACTGGAACCTTAACCATTAAAGGTAAAAAATTAATAACTGTTGAAAGAGCGTATTCATATGAATATCAATCAAATGGAGAACGATGTCCAATAAAAAATGAACTAGTTTCTACAGAATCTCATGCTGATTTATTTACAAAATGGATAGCAGATTATGCTTCATGTAGTAATCAATATGAAATTGAAGATAGAGGATTTCCAGAAATTGATATTACTGATAACATTGTATTTGATACACTTCTTACTAAGAATTTATATGGTACTATATTCTATAATGAAATATCATATAATGGTGCTCTAAAAGGTAAGACTAAAATTTTAATGGCAAAAGGATTATTTACAACTGTTATAAATACTTCTGGAACTTTTAATTGTGGACAGAGTTTTATACTTCCAATCGGTTATAATAAGTAGGAGGGGTTATAGTTTATGGCATGGATAGAACCAGTGACAGATAGGACTTTAGCAGATGTTGAATATATAAAATCAATAATAAATAAGATACGAATTGTTGGTTATGATAATTTATCATCTGCTGAAAAAACTTTTTTTACAAATAGAACAAGTAAAGGAAGTTGGAACACAGGAGATATAAATAGAATAGAAGATAACATTGATGTTCTAGTAGCTACGTTGGCTACTTATGGATATGATATTAGTATTACAGTTCATGGTTCTTGGAGTACAGCAAATGTTCCACTTCTTGCAGATATAGATAGATTGAAAAATAATATTCAAGCAATAATTGATGGTTTCTATGATGACCCTAATAATCCAACACTAGTTGTTGGGTCTAGGGTTATGGATTATCAAGTTGCAAATGATATTGAACAAGTAATTGCAAATCTAAAAGTATTAGTAGATGGATTGGAATTGAGTATGAAACCTTGTGGCACATTCAATTGTGGTGCAACAATATTTTTATAATGGAGGAATGTTAGATGGCTTATACTAAAACAACATGGATAGATAGGGTAGTTCAATATCCTACAAAATATACTGCATCTGGTGCGGTTACTGGAGATATAACATTAACTGCAAATCCCGGTACGGTTACACAGGCTGGTACACCAGTAAATGCAAGCAACCTTAATAAAATTGAAACTGCAATATTTGATTTGGATGCAAAAGTAAACTTTACAGAAGCATGGGCAACACCAACACTATCGAATAGTTGGGTAGCTTATGATACTTTAAATGGTTCATTTGCTTATAAAAAAGATGGTAATGGAGTTGTTTGGGTTAGAGGTGCTATAAAAAGTGGTACTCTTGGTGCTGTTATATATACAATGCCTAGTGGATATAGACCAACCAAAGTTCAAAACTTTTCTGGATGTTCTGGTGACTATGGTGGTGCTAGAATAAAAGTTGGAACAGATGGTACAGTGGAAGTTAATGGTGGTAGTAATACACTGATAACTACTTGTTTCTGTTATAGAACAGATTAATTAATTTGATGGAGGATGGTTAATAATGGTAAATGAAATATTATATATTAATCCATCCCATCAGCACTCTAATGTGGGTGTTGCTGGGTATGGTACTGAGGCTGAAAATGCCTTTTATGTAGCAAAGAAAGTTGTTGAAATTTTAAAGTCTACTGGACTATTTAAAGGAGTTCATCTTGGTGAGTTTAACTTAACACTTTCAAATGCTATAGCAGAAGCAAATAAACTTGGTGCTACACTTATACTGGACATTCATACGGATGCTGGTGGTGGTAGAGGATGTACTGGATTGTATAAAAGTACAACTGGTAAATCATTTATAACTGCTGTTTATAATAGAGTGTCTGCTATGACACCTACTACTGATAGAGGTATTGCTCGTAGAACTGACCTTGGTATACTGAATCAGACAACTGGAGTAGCTGGATTAATTGAGTTACTGTTCCATGATAACGCAGACGATGTTGCTTTCTTCAAGGCACATAAGGATGATTTAGCTAGGGCAGTGGCACATGGTATATGTGATTATTGCAAAGTTGAAATTCCTGTAAAGCCTGTCGAAGTTCCTAAAGTTGAAACTTCATATTCAATAAAGCAGTTCGTAATGGATTTACAAGCTGAATGTAATGGTGTTGGACTTAGGGATATAAGAGATATGAAATTAACAGTAGATGGTATTGCTGGCAATCATACTCTTGAGGCTTTGTCTAAGATTGTATTAAAAGAAGATAGTCACAACTACTTTGTAACACTAATGCAGAAAAGACTTGGTGGACTTGGAACTGATGGAATATTTGGGGCTAAGACAAAAGCAAAAGTCATTGAGTTCCAAAGGTCAAAGAATTTGAAGCCAGATGGTATCGTTAGATATGGTACTTGGTTCTGGTTAACTAGATAGGAGTGTGTTAATATGAAACAGGGTATGATAGTTGAACACATACTTTCCAAAGATTGGTTAGTATTTCTTGCTGAAACCGAAGATGGATTTTTGGCTTGTAGGAGAAAGGATTTTGAAATTGTATACCTTTATCCATTTGAGGTAGTTGAAAGGAAGTAATAACAATGCCAGAATGGGTCACTAAGTATTGGGTTGAATTTGCATTTGGTTTAATTACCACTGGTATGGGATTTGTCATAAGGAAGTTGGGAAAAAAAGTAAATGAACAAGAAGCTATTAAACTTGGAGTACAAGCACTACTAAGGGATAGAATAATACAAGCATATAATCATTATATGGAAAAAGGATTCTGTCCAATATATGGTAGGGAAAGTGTATTGCAATTAGCTGAACAATATTATAATCTAGGTGGCAACGGAGTTGTTCATGACCTAATGGATAAACTCATGGAACTACCAACTGAAAGAGTTAAGGAGTGATTTAATTGATGCAAGAGTTTATTAAAAGATTTATGAATTATGGTTCTTTGGTTGCATTTCTTGGTATAGTAGGATTCTTCTTACCATATCTTGGAGTACACATAGTTCCAGAGCAGTTTGATTTATTAGTTCAATTAATATGTTCGTTCTTCATATCTGCTGGTATAATTAATAATCCAGCAAGTGGAACTGGATACAAAGACCAATAGAAATTAGGGTGCAGAAATGCACTCTTTTTTTACTTTCAAATTTTATAACCTTACTTTCAAAAAATAAAACCCCATCTACTTTCAAAAAATTCAACCCCTTTCAAATTTTATAACCTTCATTGAAAATAAAGATTCAAATATATGTTAACATTTTATTAATTTTTACAAATCATGATTACATAATCTGACAATCTGAATAGTCTGAATATTCATATAAATTACAGGTTACAGGAAAATTACAGGAAGTTATCCACAGATGACCAAACCTGTAATCTCTGAAAGCCTTGATATGACTCACTTTGTTATATATAAATTACTAATTACACCTTTTTCTTAATAAATAAAGTATTATAATAGTATAGAATAAGAGTAGAATAGCAAATTCCTGTAATCCCGTAATTCCTAGCACATGAATGGCTCAACCATGCGATTTGTTGGCATTACAACTTGATTTAATGGTTGTACGCAAAAGTAATTGTTGACTTTGGTTGCTGGATATGATATAATTGTATTAAGACAAAGAATTATAAAGGAGGTTATTATGAGTACCATTAAAACATCAGCAGAAGAAATTGTATCCACAGTATGCAACATACTTAGTGGGTGTGACCAACCTTATATTGAACGCACAAAGTTAACACCAGAACAAAGTCAGCTAGTGGCAGATAATCATAATCTCATATATTGGTATCTTAATATGCGACATCTTAATGAAGCCGATTGGTATGATATGCTGGCAATAGAATTATGTCAAGCAGTTATGTTCTACAATCCAGAGAAGGGTGCTATATCAACTATATTCAAGCAGAGGGCTGACTGGATGATAAACAGAGAATGGACTAAGAGTAAGACCCAAAAGAGGGATTGTGTTAGTGTAAGGTTCACTGAGGGAGTCCATGACTCTGAATGTCCCACTAATGTAGAGGAGTTTATGGCAATCAAGGATTGGATTGATTCAGATGATACTGGAATATTACAACTAAAGTCAGAAGGATTCAAGAACAAGGAAATAGCTAAAATGCTGGGAATCACACCAAATACAGTATATAGAATATTGAAGAAGAAAAAGGAGGAATTTACCCTTGACAGAAGAATGGAAACCTATTAAGGGATTTGAAGGATTGTATGAAGTAAGTAATTTTGGAAACATACTATCTCTTAAATGGAGAGGTGGTAGTAAACCAAAACTAATGACTCCTATAATTCATAAAAATGGATACTGTAATATGGCATTATCTAAGAATGGAGTGATTAAACGATGTCTAGTGCATAGATTAGTAGCCGAGGCATTTATATCAAATCCCTACAATCTACCACAAATAAACCATAAGGATGAAATTAAAACCAATAATCATGTGAGTAATTTAGAATGGTGTACACAAGCCTATAATAATGTATATGGTACAAGGTTATCTAAAATAGCTAGAAAAAAGAGGTGTAAAAGTATTGACTGATAGACAAATAAGTGATATACTTAAAGACATAAGGGTGGTGATAGACACAAGAGAGAAAAAGAATGAACACATTATAGCTTATTTGGAAGAAAATAATATACCATATGAAGTTTCCAAGCTTGATACGGCAGATTATTCATTTGTAATCCCTAACTACCCAGAACTCAACATGGATAGAAAAGTCCTTATAGAGAAGAAAAACAGTCTTACAGAGATTGCTGGAAATTTTACTTCTGGAAGAGAGCGATTCGCTAGGGAATTTGAGAGGGTTGTGGATGAAAGGATTCATTTGGTCATTGAGGACGCAACATGGAAGAAAGTTAAAAACGGTTCATATAGGTCACAGTTCCCACCTAGGTCGATGATGGCATCCTTGCTCACTTGGAACATCCGATATAACTGCCCTGTATGGTTTGTAACAAAAGAAGAGAGTCCAGAGTTAATATACAGGCTCATGTATTATGAACTCATGGAGGAATTAAAAAGGAGGAAGTAATATGATAAAGTATACTGATTTACAAGTAGGTTCAATCATAAAAATTAACTGGTCGCAAATTGGTAATGTGTACTATATATTAAATACAGATGATAGTTGTAAAATAGGTCTTAAAAATATAAATGGAATTTCAACTGCCAATGGTAGATTTAGAAGTAAGATTAAAATGATTGATGACTTGAATGAATCAATCCATGACGGATGTATAAGTGAATTTGAGATATTGGGGTGTGTATAATGGAACGTATAACTCATATATTTGAAAAGGATGGTATTACACCTAGACCCGATGTACAACACAGGATAGGTATGGAGGGTCAAATAATGCCATTGATTCGTGATTGTAGTATGACATTTATAGCATCATTGCCAGTAGAGGGAATATTAACAACAAGTAGAGTAGTTGAGTGGTATGAGGATGATGGTTCAGTAACAGTAGAAACTACAAATAGTATATATCATTTTGAAAAGTTAACTTCAAAGGAGGAAGTAAAATGTCATTTTTAATAGGGTTAAAGTTTGTATCATTGATATTAAGCTTAGTTTATGGAATATGTATAATTGGTAGAATACACTATAAGGTAGTGGTTGATTCTGAACATTTATTTATGTTCGCAATATCGTTTGCAACATTCATATTTTTACAATTTAATTTATTTTAATAAAAAGTGTTGACAGTATAATTTATATGTGATATAATTAAAGTATAGTAAAGATTGGGAGGTAGTGTAATATGAAAAAGGAAGATTTAAGAACTGGTGACTTGGTACAGTATAGGAATGGTGGAATTAGAAAAGTAATGCTCAATACTGGTGTTAGTGGTTTTGAGGATGTAGTAATAGACAGTAATGGAGTGAGTTATCTTTACCTACACCAGTTAGAAAGATATCTTGACACTCAGAGTGGTGATGATATTGATATCGTTAAAGTGTTTAGACCAGACTCTAAATATAAGTTATTCTCATTCGATATCAATGATATGGAACTTATATGGGAATTAAAGTCTACCAGAGTATTTGATGCTGAATTGTTCATAAAAGAAACTGGATATGCTCATTATATGGCACATAGGTCATGGGTAGATAAGTGTCATGGTAAAGTAGTAGTTGATGGTGAATGTGGTATATACTCAATAGATGACTCATGGACTAAGGAGATAAAATAATGGAAGAAAAGATGGAAGTAATTGTACCAGATAGTCTTGGAGTTGAAGTTAAGAATCCAAAGAAGGTAATAGAGGTTGCCAGAGAAGTCCTTCCAATAGAGAAGTTGATGGAAATGGCATCTACCTTGTCGAAGTCAACAATAGTGCCAGTAGCATACCAACACAGGGCTGAGAACTGCTTTGTAGCTATGGACATGGCATCCAGAATGGGTGTTTCCGTTATGATGGTCATGCAGAACCTTCATATCATACAGGGTAAGCCATCATGGAGTGGACAAGCTATGGCTTCAATGATAAGGTCAAATCCACAATTCAGAAACGTAACCTTGCATTATGTTGGTGAAGAAGGTAAGGATACTCATGGTGCGTATGTAACTGTTGAGAGAGTGTCCAATGGTCAGACCATGAAGGGTGGTACTGTAACAATTGCTACTGCCAAAAAGGAAGGTTGGTATCAGAAAACTGGTAGTAAATGGCAGACCATGCCAGAGATTATGCTTGCTTATAGGGCTTATGCGTGGTTCGCAAGAGTTTATTGTCCAGAAATCATGATGGGTCTACAGACAACTGACGAGGTGTACGATGTGTCTACAGAGTCACTAAAAGAGTCAGAGCCCCTTAATCCATACGGAGGTGCTAAGTAATGGCAACATTCATACTGGCACTATATGTGTTCGTTATATTTGGGGCATCATACAACTATGTCATGAGTATAACAGAAGGTACAAGGGATAAGGCAATAGGTATATTCTTGCTTTATCTCCCAGTAATGGGACTAGCTTTCATAAATATGGTAGAGAAGGTGATTCTATGGACATCTTAACAGCCGAGAATTATTTTGAGGATACTCACTTTATGTCAGTGTCCTCTTACAAACTCTTTAAGAAATGTGAAAAACTGGGACTCCAAGGATTTAAGTCAGAACCTTCAAAAGATATGCTCATTGGCTCTTATGTTGATGCGTATGTTGAGGGTACTCTGGATAAATTCAAAGAGGAACACCCCGACCTCATATCCACAAGAGGTGCTAGTAAAGGTGGCTTAAAGGCTGAATTTGTATTGGCTGACAAGATATGCGAGTATATAGATGCAGACCCTGTATTCAAGCAGTTCATGTCTGGAGATAAGCAAACCATAATGACTGGAGAGATTGCTGGAATACCATTCAAAGGTAAACTGGATAGTTATTCTCCACATATTGCCATAAATGATTTAAAGGTTATGCGTACTGTAACTGACAGATATGGTAATTATTACGACTTTATAACACAGTGGGGATATGATATCCAGATGGCAGTTTACCAAGAACTAGTTAGACAAAATACTGGTGAACAGTTGCCTTGTTATATTTGTGCTGTTACCAAGGAGAATCCAATCAACTCAGTAATTGTCAAGATTCCACAGAACATACTCAATATAGCTTTATATGGAGTTGAGAGCAACGTAGAGAGGTTCTACAAGGTTAAGAAGGGTATTGATACACCAGTAGGTTGTGGTATATGTTCAGCTTGTATAACAGAACGTAAAGCAACACCAATCATATCATTGGATGAAATAATAGGAGGGGAATATTAAATGAATGAATTATTTTTAGTTGGTATATTTGATAGTGATGATAGATTTATAAGATATGCTGTAAGCGGTAGGAGTGGTGGAAGGTCGTGTTTCACAGAATTAATTAGTGCCAAACGGTGTAGAGCACAATTAATAAGTTGTAGTAGAGATAATTTCATATATAAAATAATAGTTGCACACAATATTACAATATTGGAGGATTAATGATGAGTGATAAAGTAGAATTGAATTGGGAAAATCCAGATAAACTTAATCCATGTAATTTCAATTGTAAAGAATGTGAAAATCGTTGTGAAGACGACAAGTCGATATTTGGTTGGGATGAATCAAAAAAAGTTGTTGACAAAGAATAATATCCATGTTATAATTATATTATAAGGTTGAAAGGGAGGGTACTTAATGAATATTAATGTTGGAAAAGTAGGTAAAGTAAATCCAGAAGTTGAAGTAGGTGACTTAGTACAAATTGACTTCACATGTCTTGGTACTAAATTCTTCATCATAACTAAGAGGGCTGGAAAGCATTTCTTACAGGGTATTTCTGGCGAAAACTATGCGTTTGAATCTGCTAATTGTAACACACTTGGTGAATTAGTTATAGATATACTAAATTATGGTTCTCCAAGCAAATTTTATCCAAAATCAGAATATGAGTTTAATCTTGTAAAGAGAGAGGTGTAACTATGAACACATTTGATATGTTAGTGAGAGCCAGTATTGATGGTAAAACTTATATCCACAATGATTTAAGGTACAACATGGATAAGGGGTTCTGTGATATGGATGGAATGCCTTGGAAAGCATCAACATTTAAAACCCTTGATGAATTTATTGAGTTAGAGGGTTGGAAACTAGTTAAAGTAAAGAAACTGACCATAGCTGAGATTGAAGCTAACCTAGGATATCCAATTGAGGTCATATCGTAATGTCACACAATGTAGCACAGCTAAAAGCTGAATTTGAATCATTGTGTAGAACATATATCAAGCGAGAAGGTATTGAGCAGTTACTAGAAAGACTATCCAAGTCAGACTTTTATACTGCTCCAGCATCTACCAGATATCATGATTCAGAAGAAGGTGGACTTGTATACCATTGTATCAAAGTATTTAAAAATCTTAAACATGATTTATTTGGTAGATATCCAGATGAAACTCTTGCGATTGTGGCACTGTTCCATGATTTATGCAAGATTGGATTCTACAAGGTGTCATCCAGAAATGTTAAGAATGAGGTTACTGGTAAATGGGAGAAAGTTCCATATTATGAAGTTGACGATAAACTACCATTTGGTCATGGAGAAAAGTCAGTATTTCTTTTACTTGAGTTTTTGAAACTTGATATTCAAGAGTCTATGGCTATAAGGTGGCACATGGGGGCATTTGTGGGTCAGCAAGACTGGCTTACACTCGGAACAGCCTTTGAACAGTATCCATTAGCTATGTATTTGCATTTTGCTGATATGAAAGCAACATATATTAAGGAGGAAATATAATGGAATTAATACAAGTATTTACAACTCAAAGTGGATTAGAATTAGCATTGGTAATATTAGGTGGTATATTATTAATCGGTTCATTGGCTATTGGTATAGTCGCACTATCAGAGGAATCAGTTAAAGTATCATTAATATGCTTGACAATATGTATTATTGGTGTTATAATGATATATATGGGAGTGATTATTCCAGACTATATCGTAAAGACATTCATTGTAACTGACCCAAACCAATATACAGATATGCTGAATGATGGTTGGAAGGTTTATGCACAGGATGGAAGAATAGTTTCATTATTTCAAAAATAATTTAAAAAAGTAGTTGACAAGTAAATCAAACCATGTTATAATAAGTATATAAGGTTGAAAACAACCTAATAAATAAAAAAAAATAAACGGAGGTATTTAGTATGAAATTTAAAGTGGGCGACAAGGTAGTAGTAAAAAAGGATTTGAAAATAGGTGAAACTTATAATTCAAAGGAGTTAGGCAATAGTGACTCAGTGGTATATCAAATGGTGGAGTTTGCTGGCAAAGAAGTTACCATATCAAGTATTACCAGTGCAAACAAGTATCGTGTAGCAGAGTGTAGTGGTTGGAATTTCGTAGACACAATGTTCGAAGAAATTAAGAAGTTCAAGGTTGGTGATATCGTAACTGGTACTGAACTTGCAATAGAAGAATACAGCATAACTACTGATAAGGGAACATTCAAAGTGCTTGACATCCATGATGAGGATGATTATGGTGATACTATGAAAATAGAGTGTGTATCACACAAAGAATCAACAGTTTATATTGGTCACACCTACGATGTTAACGATAAATATTTTAAAATTGTTGAGGAGGTAGTTGCTGTGAAGTTTGAAGTTGGTGATATAGTAACTGGAAATAGCAAGTCTGGTATATATGGATATACTACAAAGGCTATGACAAGAGGAAAGGTTACTAAACTGTTTGATGATGGTGACATTATGGTTGAAATTCTTGAACAGGAAAAATATCCTAATCAGATTGGTAGAGAGTATAGAGTTGAGTCTGCAAGATTTAACCTTGTAGAAAAAGCCAAAGTTGAAGTACCAGTAGTTGAGCCAATAACACCAGTAGTTGAAGAACCAGTTCTTATGGTTAAAGATGCTCTTGGAGCAACATTCTTCAAGATAGGTAGATACACAATCTGTGTTGAAGGTGCGTTTGGTGTATCACTTAGACATCCAGATGACAGGGACGTTGAAGAAATCGGTGAGTCACTTGCGTTCAAAAGAATGGTAGAACACGAAAAATTTTAGTAAAAAGGTGTTGACAAAGTAGTTTAAATCTGTTATAATAAATATGTAGGGTTGAGGGAACAAGATTTCCTCCCCTTCATAAAACAAATAATAAAGTAAAGAGAGGTAATAAAGTATGAGTTTATGGGAAAGATTTGATGGTATAGTAGATGCGACAGAGGTTGAGGAAGTAAAGAATAGTTTCACACCACTTGAAGCTGGTGATTATGAAGCTAAGTTAGAGGAACTGATTGCTGGAGAGTCCAAACAGGGTCTTCCAATGTTGAAGGGTAGATTCAGATTGATGAATAACAGGATTGTATTCTACAATGTACTGTTACAGAACATCAACTATCCAGATATGACTGCTAAGAATGTAGCAAAGGCTGTTGCCGATATATCAGTAATAATGGGTGAGGAAATTAAGTTCGAATCACTTGGTGCGTTGGGTGGTCTGGTAGCTTCACTGGCTGACATGGAAGGAAAAGTTATTCCAGAGTTTTCTGAAAAAGTATTCAAGATAAGGCTTTCATACAGAAAGAATGACCTTGAAATGAAGTATCCAGAAGTTAAGGTTTTGAATGAAGTAGTAATTAGCGAGGATGATGGTGACATCCCTTTCTAAGATAGAAGACAAGGGGGTGCGAGTCCTCCAATACATGGCTCATTAGTGTAGTGGTTTCTGTACACTTGACTGTCTATCAAGTAGCGAGGGTTCAATTCCCTCATGAGTCGCCAATAGTAGGTTGTCACCATAAACTTCCAATAGTAAGAATGGTGGGGTTTACGCACGAACCTTATCGTGTGCTACATGGTGAGAGTAGTCCTCTGACGAGAGCAGTAATGATATTGGATAATGGGAGTTCAATCCTCCCCTCTCCCATCATACATGGACAGTTAACTCAATTGGCAGAGTGTCGGTGTGAAGTACCGAAAGTTGCAAGTTCGACCCTTGCATTGTCCACCATACATAGGAGATTCGTCAAGTGGTTAAGACACTAGATTGCAAACCTAGTTTCAAGAGTTCAAATCTCTTATCTCCTTCCAATATGGTGTTGTGGCTCAATGGTAGAGCAAGTCACTTGTAATGACTAGGTTGTCAGTTCGATTCTGACCTTCACCTCCATGCGTTGGGTTGTCACCGTAAACTTTTGAGGGAATGGTGAGTATACAGGAGTATAGCATAGCTGGATAATGCACTTGGCTTTTAACCGATAGACCAAGAGTTCAAATCTATTTACTCCTACCAATAATGTTGAGTAGACAAACTGGTAAAGTCACCAGCCTTTGAAGCTGGGGTTATGTAGGTTCAAAGCCTACCTCAACAACCAAGTGGGTCTTGCCATTATCTATGTGAATGAGCAAGTAAAGAAACTGACACAAAAGAGTCCTTGATGAAAACTAGTGAGTAGTCTTGGAAGTATATGTCACCTATTCAGTTTGATTGCTATTTGGGATGCGTCCCAGCACCTTTCGATGGGTTGAATATACACAATATGAGGGCTTAGTTTAGTGGTAAAATGGTGGACTCCAAATCCACACACAGAGGTTCGATTCCTTTAGCCTTTGCCAAGGAAGTTGGTTTTTGTTTTTCATAGTTAGTTTCCTCCCCTTTCTGACTATGATTTTGTTTTTTCCCAACTTCCCTTACATACCATGCTTTATTGCGTGGTTATTTTTTTCCTCAAAAATAGTAGTTGACAAGTGTACATATAAGTGATATAATAGTATTATGAACAGTAAGGGGTTGATGAATGTGACAGAGGTATGGAAAGATGTAATTGGTTATGAAGGTGATTATAAAGTTAGTAACTTTGGAGTAGTTAAAAGTTTAAAGTATGGTAAAGAGCGAATATTACAACCAATTGAAGACAAAGATTGATATTTATATATTACTTTAATGAAACAAAACATAAAACAAACCAAACGTATTCACCGATTAGTGGTTGAAACATTTATTTCAAATATTCCAAAGAATAAGGTAATTAATCATATTAATTCTAATCGTAAAGATAACAGTTTATATAATTTAGAAATAATTACACAATATGAGAATGTAATACACTCAATACAACATGGTTCGTTTGGTTGTAAATGTAGTATTACAAATAAGCATACAGATGAACAATTATTTTTTAAACAACAAACAGAGTTATCTAAGTATTTTGGGTTTTCCAAAAATTGGTGCGTTACTCGAAAAAAACGATACGGCAATATATTTGAATATGGGGAGTGGATTATATCATGTTAATATATGATTTCGAAGTATTTAAACACGATTGGGTAGTATGCTGGTTGGACACTAAAACTAGAAAAATATATCATATACACAACGATAAATCAAAACTAGAAAAATTCTATGAATATTATAAACATAGAATAATGGTTGGGTATAACAGTAGAAACTACGACCAATATATACTCAAAGCAATTTTATGCGATTTCTCAGCTTGGGATATGAACAATCACTTGATTCGTGATGGTAAGAAGGGTTTTGAGTTTTCCAAATTGCTTAATAAGTTTCCAATAATGAACTATGATTGCTCAGTTGGATTCAGAGGTTTGAAAGAACTTGAAGCATTTATGGGACACGATATCAGAGAGAGTTCGGTGCCTTGGGATATCGACAGACCACTAACAAAGAAGGAAATTGAAAGTGTACTTTCATACTGTAAGCATGATGTCATGGAAACATTTCATGTGTTCGTGGAAACCAGTGAAGAATTTGAGTCGCACATGGGTCTTATAAGAGAGTTTAAGTTACCATCTTATGAGGTGTCAAGGACTAAGGCTCAGTTGTCAGCTAAGATTCTTGGAGCAGTAAAGAAGGTATATAAAGATGAGTTTGATATCATTCTTCCAGATACAAAGGATTTAGGTAAGTATAGTTGGATTGCTGACTGGTATGTTAAGTGGGCAACAGAGGAACGTAACTATGAAACCATGAGTCTGGAAACAACGATTGCTGGTGTTCCACATAAGCTAGGTATTGGTGGGCTTCATGGTAGTGTTGATAAGTATTATGGTGAAGGATATTATCTTATGGCTGACGTAAGTTCGTACTATCCAGCATTGATGATAGAGTATGACTTTCTATCCAGAAATGTAGCCAATCCAAGGAAGTACCGACAGATTCGTGACGAGAGATTGATTATGAAGGCTCGTAAAGACCCTAGACAACAGCCTAGGAAGATTGTACTCAATGGTACGTTTGGAGCATCTAAAGACCAGTACAACGCATTATATGACCCTCGACAGGCTAACAATGTATGTATTGGTGGACAGTTGCTACTCATAGACTTGATAGATAAGTTAGAAGGGCATTGTGAGTTGATACAGAGCAACACAGATGGTATCTTGGTTAAGTTATTTGATAAATCAGATAAGGATAAGATTATAGAAATATGCAATAACTGGACAAAGAGAACTAGGATGGAGTTGGAGTTTGACATGTATCGCAAAGTTGTCCAGAAGGATGTTAACAACTATATAATCATTCCAGAGGGTGACTTATACTATGAGAAGAATGGTGTATTGTATGAGAAGTTCAAACGCAAGGGAGCATGGGTAAAGCAGTTAAGCTATCTGGATAATGACCTTCCAATAGTTAATAGGGCAATAGTGGAATATTTTGTAAAAGGTATACCAGTAGAGCAAACTATAATGGCATCTGATAAGTTGATTGACTTCCAGAAAATTACAAAGATATCCAACAAATTCCTTCATGGAGTATACAATGGAGAACCAGTATTTGGAAAGGTTCATCGTTGTTTTGCAAGTTTAGATTCAAAAGATGGAACATTGTACAAGATTCACAAGGAGAAGGGTAATCTACAAAAGACTGCTGGAACACCAGATAGATGCTTTATAATCAATGAGGATATAACCTCTATGCCAATTCCCAGAAAACTGGATAAACAGTGGTATATAGACTTGGCAAAAGACAGAATAAAAGATTTCGTATAGGGTTGACAAGAACAACCAACCATGCTATAATAGTATTATAGTGAACAGGAGGGAGTGGTTAAATGAACCTTTTTAAAGGATATATTCCAAGTAAAGGTAAAATGCCCTTGTCTAGTGTTAAGACAGGGGAAATCCTCTCCGAGCCACCAACAACAGGAGATTATGTTGGGGTTTTGAGAGAGGATATAATACAACTTGACTTTGATGATGAGGGTAGTGCTAGAATCGTTTTAGATATAGTGGCATCATATAAATTGCGTTGTGATATATTGAAAACTGGCAGAGGAGTCCATCTGTATTTCATGGATGATGGTTGGATTAAGTCCCAGAGTGTAGGAGTTTTCAATGCCATAGGCTTATCTTGTGATATTGGATTGGGTATAAAGAATAGAGTTATACCTTTGAAAATAACCAGAGATAGAGAGGATGTAAGGATTGTCGATGGAGAGGAAATGGTAAGTGTTACCAAAGAAACTGTACTCAGAGAATGGCTACAGACTTATCCAGAACTCGATGTATTACCAGCTTTCCTAAGACCTATTGGTAAAACTGATTATGACCTTAAAAAATGCAATTCCAGAAATCAGACATTATTCAATTATATCTTGACATTACAATCACACAATTTCACCAAGGACGATATAAGGCGAACAATAAAGATAATCAATAAGTATGTACTTTATGAACCATTGGACGATAAAGAGATAGATACCATAACGAGGGATGAGGCTTTTTCAGAGGAGTTATTCTACACAGATAAGGGTTCATTCATGCACGATAGATTTGGTAATTATATGTTGACAAATTGCAATATACTCATGATAGATAACCAGCCACACATATATACCAAAGACCATCTGTATTCCAATGACCCAAATGAGTTTGAGAAAATAATGCTTGACAAAATCCCAAGTTTGAAGGATGCCCAGCGAAAGGAAGTTTACAAGTATATTGGCTTGAAATGTGCGTTAAGAGGTGAGTTCGCAAATCCAAGATACGTTGGTTTAAAGAACACTATATTGGACATAGAAACAGGAGAGGAATTTCCATATTCTCCTAAATGGATAATCAATAACAGGATTGACCATGACTACAATCCAGATGCCTACCATGAACAGATGGATAAAACACTTGATAAGGTGTGCTGTTATGATAAGCAGATAAGGATATTGTTGGAGGAAATTATTGGATATACTCTGTATCGTAAAAATTCAATGCAAGTATGTTTTATACTAACAGGAGAGGGTAGTAATGGAAAGTCAACGATTCTCAATTGCATTAAAAGATTGCTTGGAAAACAAAACTATACTTCTTTGGACTTGCGAGAACTTGAAGAAACTTTCAAGCCAGCAGAGTTGTACAACAAACTGGCTAACATCGGTGATGATATATCTGCCAAATACTTGGAAAATTCTTCCGTATTCAAAAAAGTGGTTACTGGAGAATCTTTTATGGTGCAACGAAAATACGCACAACCCTTTGAGTTGGAATGTTATGCCACACAGATATTTTGTGCCAATGAACTTCCACAAGTGCATGATAAGTCTGATGGATTCACACGAAGAATAGTCATACTTCCGTTCAATGCCAAGTTTACAAAGCTGGATGCTGACTATGACCCATTTGTAGAAGACAAATTGATGGCAGATGAAGCTATGCAGTATATGTTAAAGTTGGCAATAGAGGGTCTTAAAAGAGTCATATACAACAGACAATTCACTAAATCTGATAAGGGTGAAGGTGAAAAAGCTGACTATATGAAACTCAATAACAACATCCTTGAATGGTTTGAAAGTGAACCTTCAATAGAGAACGAAAGTGTAAATGACGTATACCTTGCATATCAAGTTTGGTGTACTCAGAATGGCTGTATGCCAGTTAAAAAGCTTAATTTTAGCAAGGAAATCAAGAAGGAGTTTGGATTAACCTCTAAACCTAAGACGATACAAGGAAAGTCGGTGAGAATTTATGCTAAAGATATTGACTAAACCATTATTTGGATATGAGTCAGAATATAATATATGTGAAGATGGAACTATAATTAAAATCAATCCTTGGAGATTACAAGAGGGTGGAATTGTAAAAGCTAATATTTGTGAAAAGGGATATGTATATGTAAACTTATTTAAAAATGGTAAACATAAAAGACATAGATTGCATAGATTAATGGCACAAACCTTCATACCTAACCCAAATAACTTACCAGAGGTCAACCATAAGGATGAAATTAAAACAAATAATAAGATTGATAATTTAGAATGGTGTGATAGAAAATACAATAATAATTATGGTACAAGAACTAAACGAGCAACTACACATTGTATTGGAAATAATTATAATAGAAAAGTTTCAATAGAAGATGATGTTCCCAAATTTATACAATTATATGATAGTGGATTAAACTATTCAGATATTGGACATATAATGGGTTTTAGTAGAAGAACTGTATCAAATTATATTAAGAAATATGTTGGGGAGGATGAAGTATGAAGACTATAATTAATGGTATAACAGGCACATGGAAAATGGCTAAAAATAAATGTAGAACAACGGTAAATAAGGAATATTCGGATGTTGAACCATCCCCTTCCTTTATTTACAAGTTACTCATATCAGAACATTCACCAATAAGGCTTATATCAGTTGACTGGAGTTGGAAATCAATGCCATATTGGTTATCCACAGAATGGTCGAGGCATAAGTTTGAGAAGTATATCTCTACCCAGAGGACAGACCGAACAGGAGTTGATAGGTCAGAATTACCACAGGGAGCGAGAGTTAACTTTGATGGGTATGCCAATGCACAACACCTCATAGATGCTTGGAGAAAGCGATTATGTAGACAAGCAACCAAAGAGGCACAGGAGTCTGCTATGGACTTTAAACGTAAGCTTCATGATGTGGAGGAACAGTTATCTGATGTACTCGTTCCAAATTGCGTATATCGTGGGGGATGTCCAGAATTTACACCATGTGCATTTTATAGTCAGTTCGTTAATTACTGTTATGAGAACAGTGTCAACATGAGTTATATCAAGGCTCGATATGATGCTTATAATGAGTTTATAGATATTCCAGAATGGTTAAGACAGTGAACTATATGAATAAATTGCGTCCGACATTGGAGGTGAGAAAAACGAAACAACAATGTATATTTAAGCAAAAAATAATACTTTTAATTATGTTTTTAACAAAATACTCAAAGTTTAAGGCAACTATAGTTTGTTGCGGTAAATGTGGGAGTATAAAAATTAAATATATCAACGGAAAACAAAACAAATATATTTACACATCGACTTATCAATGCTTGAATTGCGGGGCAACAGCTTCATGTACTGAAATATGGAAGTGAAAAAATGGCGAAGGAGTTTTTTTATGAAAATATATCTATATAGCACAGAAGTTTTAGATGAAGTGTATAGAATAACTTTTGGAGAAGATGCAGTAAACATAGAGTTTAATGAAATTGGAAGTGAAACCGTAGATGTTCCAATTAAGTCTATTATGACAATAGAAAGTTAATCGCAATACAAAAAATATTGTGATTGATGTATGTTGACAACCTTTTAAAACTATGATATAATAATATTATAGTAAACGAAAGGGAGTTGTTAATGTGTTAAGGGGAGAAATTTATTGGGTGGATTTAGGTATAGGGAAGGGTTCAGAACAGGCTGGTCACAGACCATGTTTAGTAATCCAAAATGATAGGGGGAACAAGTTTTCCCCTACTACCATCGTCCTTCCAATCACAAAGGCTACAAAGAGATTCACAGAAACACATGTTCCAGTTGAGGGTTTGAGAGAGCCATCCAACATATTATGCGAACAGATTAGGACAGTTGATAAGACTAGATTTGGTAAGTACATTACTAAAGTAAGTGATGGCACAATGGTTGAAGTAGCGAAGAAAATGTGCTTGACATTTGGTATGTAATGTGATATAATAGATATATAAGGTGGTGATTGAGTGATATTATATAGTAATGATTGCATCAAGTGTAGAATTCTAAAATCTGAATTAGATGTAAATGGTTTTGAATATGAAGTTTCAAGTGACTATAGGAAATTACTTGAAAAGAACATTAGGTCAGCACCATGTCTTGAGTTAGAAGATGGGAGTATTCTTCTGTTTGAAGAAGCCCTAGAGTATGTACAGAAAGGAAGATAATATGGAAAAACAATTATTGGATGCAAAGAAGTTAGTTGAAGATTACTTATTCGACAAAGATTGGAGAACCAAGGAAAACTCAAACGCACCCAGAAGTTTTGGGTCGTTAAATAAATATATAATAGGTGAGGTTTCCAAGAACTACTGGTTGAATGAAGTATATCCTAAGAGAATAAAACGAGCATATTTAGATGGTGAAATGCACATCCATGATTTAGGGGCGTTGACACTATATTGTGTTGGGTATTCACTTGAAACAATTCTATTAATGGGAGTTGTTGGAGTAAGTAATATACCAGTATCAAGTCCAGCTAAGCATTTTAAGAGTGCGTTATCACAAGTAGTTAATTTAGCTACAGTATACCAAAACGAACAAGCTGGAGCAGTTGCGTTCAATTCAGTTGATACGTTGCTTGCACCATTTATAGCTTATGATTCCCTTTCCAAAGAGGATGTTAAACAGGAATTACAGAATTTTATATTTGCATTAAACAGTAATTCTAGGATGGGGGCAGAGCCAGCATTTACAAATATAACACTAGACATAACACCATCCCCAGATATGCTGGACAAGAAGATAATAATAGGTGGTAAATATAAACCAGAAGTATATGGTGACTTCCAAAAGGAGATGGATTTATTCAACGAATGTTTCACTGAGATAATGTTAGAGGGTGATGCCAAAGGTCAACCATTCTCATATCCAGTATTAACCTATAATATAGGTAAGAGGTTTGATTGGAATAATCCCAAGAATGACAAAATATTTGAAATGGCTGGTAAATTTGGATATCCGTATTTTTCAAACTTTGTAAATTCAGATATGGATGAAAGTGATATACGTTCCATGTGTTGTAGATTGAGGTTAGACCTTACTGAATTACGAAAACGTAATGGAGGATTGTTTGGTGCTGGTGATTCTACTGGAAGTATTGGAGTAGTAACCATTAATATGCCAAGAATTGGATATGTGTCCAAAAGTGAAAAGGAGTTTTTCAAGAGATTAGATTTAGTATTGGAGTTAGCTAAAGAAAGTCTTGAATTAAAACGAACCTTCTTAAATGATATGATATTAGGTGGTGAACTATTACCAGCTTATATGAAATATGTAAGTACCATTGATAATCATTTTAGTACGATAGGTATAATTGGGTTCAATGAAATGTGTGAAAACTTCTTAGGTAAGGATATACTGTCACAAGAAGGTAGGGATTTTTCAATAAAAGTCGGTAATTATATTCTGGATAAGATAAAGGATTTCCAAGTAGAAACTGGTCATTTATATAATTATGAAGCCTCTCCCAGTGAGTCCACTTGTTATAGACTTGCTAAGAAGGATAAAGAATTATTCCCAGATATAATAACACAGGGTAAAACAGTCCCATATTATACAAACTCATGTCACATTCCAGTGTCTAAAGTAACTACTATAAATGATATGATAGCACACCAAGAACCGTTACAGACTCAGTTTACTGGGGGATGTGTAAATCACATTTATTTAGATGGTGCAATATCTGGAGAACAAGCTAAACATATTGTTAAAACTTGTTTAACTAAGTATAGAAATCCATATATAAGTCTATCACCAGTAAATAGATATTGTCCAGAACATGGATATATTGAGGATAGAGTTGAGATTTGTCCTAAGTGTGGTGAGAAGTTGGATATCATGCAACGTATAACTGGTTATTTAAGAAAAGTAGATAACTTTAATGCTGGTAAAAAGGAAGAGTTTTATGAGAGAAAACAGTTTACTGGTGAAGATTAATGTATGGGGAATGGATTAAAGGTTATGAAAATAAATACTCTATCACTACTGATGGTAGAGTATTTGCTCATGATTATCATAGACAAGGTATAATAATGGAAATGAAATGTAAACTATCTAATCGTGGATATACTAGAGTTGGATTAAGAAAAGATGGTGGTAAACAACAATTTTATAGTGTTCACAGATTAGTAGCTGAAACGTATATTGAAAATCCATTAAACTATGACCAAGTAAATCATATTGATGGTAATAAAAACAATAATAATGTGTCTAATCTGGAGTGGTGTAATCATAGTCAAAATGTAAAACACGCATATAAAACAGGGTTGATGACACCTTGGAATAAAAAGTTGGAGGTTGTATAATGCAGATACGTTATAAATATATAGAACATGAGAGAACTCAAGACGCACCATGGATAGGAGCATTAATATGTGCCATAGACTGTAAATTAAAATGCAAAGGATGTTTTAATCGTGACCTCAAGAAGATGGAAACGAAGAAAGCTACTGCAACGAAAATCATTGATGAAGTGCTGGAGAACCCATTTAATGAAGGGATTATACTCGGTGGACTAGAATGGTCAAGACAGCCAGAAGAACTCATAGAACTCGTCACAGAGGCATCTGAGAGGGGTCTAAAGGTAATGATATATACTGGACTCAATCTAGGTGAGTTTGAAATGGTTATTGGAAAGGCTTGTTGTGATAAGGTTGGAGTCAAGGAATTACCAAAAGACTATGCTGAGAAGGACATGATGTATGCTTGCATTGGTGGAATGGTTCTTGACAATGCTATCCATGATGACTATTATATCAAAACTGGAAGATACAATGCAGATAACCTAACGTATGATAGGGTACAATTTGGTGTTAAATTAGCTTCAAGTAATCAGAATGTTATAAAAATACAGAAAACGGAGGAATAATATATGAGAGTGAAGTTGGTGTTGGAGAACGCAAGATTACCAAAGAGGTCAAACCCTACGGATGCTGGGGCAGACTTATTCAGTCCAATAGATATAGTCATACCAGCACATGGTTTTGGATTCATAGACCTAGGATTCCAGATGGAATTACCAGCTAATACTGCTGGATTTATAGTTGCTAGAAGTGGAATAGGCACTAAGAAGGGTATAGTACCTAGACAGTGCATTGGAACAGTAGATGAGCCTTATAGAAACAATGTAGGCATCATGGTAGAGAACAAGGGTGACGAGGACTTTCAAATTAGCATAGGTGATAGGATAGCACAACTTGTTATCGTGCCTGTACTATATGAGGAAATGGTAGAATCTGACAATCTTGATATGACACAGGATAGAATGGGTGGATTCGGTAGCACTGGTAAATAATTGAAGGGGTTAATTCCCCTTCTTTTTTTATACATTTTTATTGACATGGTAGATTATACATGATATAATAGTATTATAAGGTTGAAAGGGAGGAAAATAAAATGGCAAGTATAAAACCAATGATAGAAAATTTAGAGGTTCTTTTCAAAAGCTTGAATGACGAGTATTTCAATGGAGAGTTGCAGAAAGCAGTAATAACAATTAGCCCAGATACAACTAGAGGTGCGTATGGTTGGTGTACATCATGGAAAGCATGGCAAGAAGAAGGTTCAGACGAGGGATACTATGAAATCAACTTGTGTGCAGAGCATACTGCAAGAGGTTACAAGGCATTAACTGAAACACTACTGCATGAAATGGTTCATCTGTATAACCTCCAGATAGGTGTACAGGACACATCCAGAGGTGGCACATACCACAACAAGAAGTTCAAAACAATGGCTGAGTCCAAGGGTCTTATCGTTGAGCAGAGCCAGAAGTACGGATGGGCTTACACACAGCTTACTCCAGAGGTTAATGCGTTCCTTGATACTATAACTGGAATTGACTTTACACTGTTCAGAGCAAAAGTTGAAAATTCATCTTCAAAAAAGAAGTCAAGTTCAAGGAAGTACACATGCCCATTGTGTGGTAAGTCAGTAAGAGCAACAAAAGAAATAAGAATATTGTGTGGAGAGTGTTCCAGTGAGGATGAATTGGTATTGATGGAACTTGAAGCTACTGAGGAGGATGATGTATAATGACTATATTCTTTGTGTATGATACCCAATATCAAGAGGTCTGGGGTTCTGGGTCTACTGATTTAGATGAAATGAAATTGAAATTGGATGGGTTAGTCAAAGCCTATGGTAATCATTTTAAAATTCATTCAGTTTATGTTTAAATAAGGGGTTGACAGCCCCTCCTACATATGTTATAATAAATTATAGAGTTGATTAAGGGAGGTTATATTATGTCAAAGTATCATTGTTTAGATTGTAATAAGGTATTCAGCAAAGCTGGTCAGAGGGATGAAGGAATAGGTCACTATGAGTTTTGGGGAAGTTGTGGGTGTGATATACAGATGGTTAACTGCTGTCCAGAATGTGGTGGTGATTATGAGGAAGTTGTAGAGGCTTTTAATTGTCCAGAATGTGGATGGGTTGGATTCGATGATGTCTGTCAAGATTGTGGACATGAACTAGTTGACATGGTTTGGTTGGGTGAAGAAAACGATATATATGAGAGGGAGTGTTGATATGGGACGTAGACCAAAAGAGGATTTATCATATTTTACAAATGATGCTGGTGAAATACAGTACAATAAACATTGTATGGAATGTCCATATCCATGTAAACAATCATTTAGAGCAGTTATAAGCTGTCCAAGATATGATGTTTGTAAGAAAAGTTTAAGAAAACCAAGAAAAAGTGTTGACAAAGTATCCCCTCGCATGGTATAATTAGTTATAAGGTTAAGGGAGGTAATGTATGAAAGAAATTAAAGTCGGTACAATAAGTGGTATAGAACTACTTATGCACAGAAAAGGTAAATTCAATCGAACTCAAGATGATGTTAAAAGAGGTGTTGGAGTTTACACACCACTTAAACATAAAAAGAAAACCAAACAAAAATTAAAAAATGAAATTAGGGGGGTTTATTAATGAGTAACTTCAAGATAGGTGATAAGGTAATAGGTGTAACATCGATAGCATCGTATAATGGATTCACAGGAACAGTTGTGGGTGATGATGGTACTGAGGAATGTAACTTACTGGTAGATTTCGAGGGTTGGCATGGTGGTCATGATGGACATGGTGTAGCTAAACTTACACATAGTGTAGATGGTTGCTACTTTGTATATGACCATCATATAGAAAAAATAGAGGAGGATATAAAAGTGGGAATTAAAGTTGGAGACATTGTAGAAGTAGTAAATACTGGAGCAACTTACGATACTTATAAAGATTGGTACGATACTCATTTAGCCGATAAAGGATGGTTTATGAATGACGCTTCACCAGATAAAGAAAGGTTTTATGAAGTGGTTGCGATTGCCCCACATTCATTAAAATATGCAGATAGTGAACTTATTTATGGTATATCGGATTTGTCAGTGGACGACCCACAAGTATTCATAATTGGGTATTATGGTATTAACTTAGTAGAGTCTAAAAAAGAAGAAATAAAGGAGGAAGTTGTTATGGAATTTAGAGTTGGGGATAGAGTTAAAGGGATAAATGGTTGTATTGGTAATAGAATAGGAATAGTTCGGGCAATTGATGAGATAACTTGTTTAGTTCAGTTTGCTGAGGATTTTGATGGGCACAATGCCTCTGGTACACATCCAGAATTAGAATTGTCTGGTATGAACAGCTGGAACTGTATGAAGGGTGAATTAAAGATACTATCAAGAGAAGTTAAGATATATGAAGTTGGTGACTTTGTAAAGTGCATTGATATCACCGAAGAAAACCATGAGAGGCTTATAAGAGGTACTGTATACACTGTTGCGGGTGTGTCAGTATTCGATGGCAACATAGTATATGCTGTCAAGGATTCAAGTGGTAACTTATTCCACACAATGGATAGGTTTGAAAAGGTAGGACAGTCTGATGTTGAGCCAGAAATTGGTTGGATAAGATGTGATGTTGGTGTTGAAGGTACTGAAAAGAAACAGATGACATGTGGTGCTGGATTCACTGCTCTCGACTTTGAACCAACAAATGCTGAGAGATTCTATATGGTAATGGATGAAATGCTCACTACCTACACAGCTAAGAACTCAGACTATGGTAATTCGTTTGAGAAGACATTTGAGGACTATGGAATGACTAGCATAGCTGTTAGACTTAGCGACAAGTACCTTAGACTTAGACAGCTTACTATGACTGGTATGGCAGAGGTCAAGGGTGAATCAGTAAGAGATACCCTTCTGGATATGGCAAACTACTCAATCATGGCAATAATGGAAATGGATAAGAGGGTTGGTGTTCCAGTACCTTCACATGGAGGTAAATAATATGTTTTTGAAAGTTATCTTTCACTTATTCATGATTGGAATTACAGGCGGATTATGGATATGGATTATGTTGATAATGTTGTTCGTAAAATTGATGAGGGGGTAGTCAAATGGAAATGTTTATTGAGAGGTTAATAGAACAGGGTAAGTTGCTGGAGGTGGCTATAGATGCTCTAACGAGCAGTATGGAGGAGTTTGCTGAACTTGCCAAGATTGGTCTAGAAAATCCAGATATAGATAGGAAAGCTGTTGCTGATGTAATTGACAACCATGAAGTATTCATAAGAATTAATGAGAAGTTTGAAAAGCTGGAGGAAATCATTTAACCAGAAGGAGGTGATTTCAATGGGATGTGGAGCAAAGAAAACTAAGAAAAAGAAGAAAAAGTAGTTGACAGTCATCCTTGGCTATGGTATAATTATATTATAGTCAAGGAAATACATTAAATAAAGGGAGGATGTTGGTTATGGAAAGAATTGAAGAAATGATGGGTGAGTATTTAACTCCAATGATTGACTTGATAAGTGAGTTCATAGTACCAGATACAAATGGATTTGAATATATGGTAGAGGAGGTTGAGTTTTAATGGTAGAAAAACATGTAGTAATAAGAGCATTGAATGATATTAAAACAGTTTGCAAATTAAGCAACTGTTCAGAATGCCCATTCTCTAATATTGTAAATAATATACCAACATATTGTCCATTTGATGATGTTCCAGAAGATTGGGAAATAGATGAGTTGTAAAAAATGTGCAAGTTGTGTTTGTACTTCTTGCAGAAATAGAGTTATTGGAACATGTGACAAGTGTTTTGATTGTGGTACTGGCTCATATAAAATTCCAAGAAAGCCATTGACAAGCTGTGAAAAGCATGTTATAATTATATTAAAGGATAAGAAAGGGAGGAAAAATAATGGAAAGAGAAATAGCAAAGCATTACTGTATGAGGTGTAAATATGAGTCATTCTGTGAAAGAGGTTCTGAGAGGGTTGCTAAAGTCGAGGAAATACTGTTGGAATCGGCTAAGGAATATGTTAAATAGGGGTTGACAAACCCCTCTACATACTGTATAATAGTATTATAAGGTAGAAAAAAGGAGTGATTGAAATGGAAGTATGTATTGGAGGAGTATGGAAACCGTTAGTTGATATCACAGAGCATGACATTGTTATACCAGAAGGTGGTATGAATGTCCACAGACCTATGTTCCAAGAATTGAAGTTTAGATTTCAAAACGAGGATGAAGAATGGGTATACTTTAGATTAGTTAAGGGGGAAAAGTAATGAACATGTTAACTGTATTGACCCAGAATGGCATGGATGTAATTGGTAGCACATCGTTTGTATCGGTAACAGGGGGCTATGTAAGGGCATGGATAGACGAGGGATGGTATGATGTTGCTAAGTATGATACAGTAGAGGATGCCTCAATCGTTGTTCGTAGGATGTTTAGTGTAATGCAGAATGGTGGTAAAGTATTTATGATGCCACAAAAGGGTGAGGTGTAATATGTCAAAATTCAGAATCAAAATCAAATGCGATTTAGAAACACATGAAAGAATCATTAAAATAATGGAGTGTCCATTCCTTAGAATAAAAGAAATAGACTGCATTGGATTCACTTGTGAAAACTGCAAGAGGACGTTCATAGTGTGGGATGTAAATGACATAAATCCAACTGTTCCAGTAATAAAAGTTAGAGGTAACTTAGAAAAGATTGAGGATGCCAGAGTGCTGTTTGCTAAACTGGGTTATTTAATCAAAGAGGAAATAGTGTAAACTGTACTACTTTTAAAAATAAACTGTACTAATTTAGGAGGATGTTAATATGAATTGTGGAATAAAGGAAATTATAAAAGAGTGTAAGAAGGACGTAATTAGTGGTAAATGTGGTGATTGTTGGTATAATGATAAACCACTATGTTGTTTTGAATCATTAGAAGATGCCAAAAATAGACTTGAAGGGAAGGGTAAAATATAATGGACTGGATTATGAAATGGAAATGGGTAATAATGTTAGGAGCATGTGTATTAGCAAACCTCGGTACGTTGGTTCTGGGGCTTGCAAATATTTGGACTATCATAGCATTACTGATGTGTGCATATACTCTTAGAATTGAGATAAGGACGATTAAAGCCAATGACGAAGTTTAGTAAGGTGTTAAGTATAGTAAATATGTGTCTAGTTGCTCTGGTATTCATGTCAGCAATAGCTACAGGGTCATATATAGAACCATATTGGTTACTAGTGCTGTTCCTGTATCAGTGGACAGATTATCAATGTGATAAGATGAGGGATGAGATAGATGGCTAGATACACTTATAGAGATATATATGGAAAGGCTAGATTAGGGCATGGAGTTACACTACAAGAGGCTACAGATGCTCTTTGCGAGTTAGAGGAAAAGTTAAATAAAGAAGTATATAAGACAAATTCAGTTAATTACTGGCTTGCTAAAATGCCCAAAATAAGTGGTAGAATTGTAAATGATGTTTATGTTGAGTACAGGACATATTGTTATGAAACAGGAAAGCGAGCAGTAAATAAGATAGAGTTTTCCAGACAACTTGTAAAATTTGGATATCATTCTAAGGTTGTAAATATTGGTGGTAAGAGTTTTAGGGAATATTATCTCAAATAAATTACAGCTTTTTTGATAAAATTACAAGAAATTACAAGTAGACTGTCATTCCCCTTAAACCTAGTCATATCAATGGTTTGAGGGGATAATTCTTCTACAGATGTTGAAAACAATGTGTAACCTTCTGTAACCCTTGATATGACTGGTGTTAGACTATGTTAATTACTAATATTCTTTATTATTTATAAAAATAGAATAGTAAAATAGTAGTAGTATATAAGAGAGTAGGGGAAAAAGTGAGTAATTAGTAATTTAAGGCTGTGAAGCAAGTCATATCAACATGTTAGGGACATTACAGCTTTTTATCGGGTTGTACGTTAGTTGTAACTTGTAATTTAATATTGACTTCTAATTGTAAATCTGTTATAATGTATATGTAAAGGAGTTGATAATAAATGCCTAGAACATATAAAAAGAAAGGTGTTCATACAAGCCCAGAAACGGCTGGTAAGCAGAACTTGGATGGGGTAGATTTACCTAAAGATGAAAGTGGATTGATGGCTAAGATTATGCCTGTTTACAAACATGGTAATGATAATAGAGGAATATATAAAGGACTTTGGACAGAGGATGCGTTGCGTGAGGAGATTGCAAAATTCTTCGATTATTGTGCAGAGGTTGAGTTGAAGCCTACAGTCCCAGCACTTCAATTGTGGTTGGATATAAATCGTTCCACATTATGGGAATGGCGAACAAAGCCCGAACGTCATGGGGTGAAATCCGACATTATCGAACAGGCTTACAGGATTATGGAAATGTATCTTCAAAGTAACATCGACAAATATCCAACAGGCTCAATATTCCTACTCAAAACTACACATGGTCATGTTGAAACCAGCAAACTGGACATCACATCAGATGGCAAAGCAATATCAGACGTTGCAGATGTCAAGGACAGACTTTCACAACTTGGATTGGAGTAACAAATTGCACTCAGAAATGGGTGCTTTTTTCATCCAGTAAAATAGTGGGGTTATATGCCCAAAAACAGCATTTTAAGAATGGGGCTATAGGCTGATTCCCAGACTCGACATTTCACGAATCTCAATTCTAAGCATATCTAAATATCTCCAACGTATACTTTGTTGACTAAGGGGGTCAAATCGCTTAGAAGGGCTGAAAATCGCATAAATAATTATTATCCATTAGTAATCACTTTCAAACCCTTATTGAATGTTTACTTTCAAACTCTATACCTCTTTCAAACCCTACTTTCAAACCCCTTACTTTCAAACCCTATATATGGGTGTTTGGATATGGCTGGGAGGAACTGGGACTTCCAATAAATGTATATTAGTAATTGCTCATATACTAATTGTCTGAATATTAGTACAGTTCTGAAAATTTACTAGTACAGATGTTAATTGTCAGAATAATTTTAATATTGCGACTATTTAAAAATGACTTGTGTTACTGTGATATCCATGTTATACTATATTTAGAGGTTAGGGAAACCGCCTACTAATACATAGGGGTGTTAGATATGAAAAAAGAAATGGCAGTATCAATTAATGGAATTGTGGTGGCTTGTGATAAGATGGAGAAAGATAACGGAAGGGTTTATGTCTGGAGAAAAAACATTATTGTTTTCAGCTTTAATCCAGAATTACACCAGTTAACATATTTTGGACAGTCAGAACTAATCCATTTTGACTTAATAAGAAAATAAAAATAATTTAATAAAAGGGGTTAACAAGTGTTAGCCCTTGATATATAATAAGAGTATAGAAACAAACAATACATATTGAAAGGGGTAACAAATTATGATTACATCACTAACAAATGTCTGGAGCGACTGCAAAGTTTACAAAGTAGAGGACGTTGAGAAGTACAACCCAATGACTGATGAGGGCTTGACTTTGATAAGAGTTGAAAACAAAAATGGTAAAAAAATATGGGAACTTGAAGAATTAGAAAGCGAGGTAGTATAAAATGAAAGTATCTAATATAGTAAACTCAAGTGGTAACACAGTAGCAAATCAGTTTGAAATACATCACGATGGAGTGGTATTATTCCAGTCTTACAATTCATTGATAGCTAAATATAAGGATGGTGTATTAACACTAGGGCTTGATTGGGACTACTCAGTTACTACATTAAGGCACTTGTACACATGGTTAGACAACAACTGCTGGAGGCTTTACAACGGTCTAGAGAAGGGTAAAAGTGGAAGGGATACAATCCAGAAAGCAATTGATAAGGGAATAATAAAATATGATGAGAATATGTATTAAACAGTAATATATACTACATAAAGGAGGACATTACATGTTATTAAATATACTTATACTACCTATCATAATTGCTTATAAGCTTATTAAGTGGAACATGTAACATATATAATTAATAGTGCATGAAATATTGCACTATTTTTTTATACAATCAATTGTCTGAATATTATGTATATTGTATATTGATGAATTATTATAATTGTGTGTAATTTATGAATATTCACTTGCATGTATAAATATACAATTGTCAGACAATTCAGAACATTCAGAACCCTCCCACTATTCTGACAATTGCCTCGCCCCTTATCACCCCTCCTACCACCTCCGAGTTTTTTGTAACAATCTGCAAGTTGAAGTTGTACTATCCGTCATTTTACCTACCCCTACTTATATGTAGAAGTCACTTTCAAAAATAGTGACCTCCAAAAATCCCGCAAAAATTTCTATAACAGTTATATTGAAGCACATATGAAAAATGCCAAGGTCATAAGGCTTACTGCGATATAGCACTCCATTATAACCCCTCCCTTAAATCCTGTATTCTGGTGTATACTCCAATAAAGTAGTTTAATATTATACGCATACTTCGCCCCTCACAATCCAACCTATTGCGATATTGGTTGCCCAGTCTAATGCCTTTTCGTAAGATATTTCAGTACAATGTTCTCTGGAATAGAAATATTCACCATCCCAAAATACTGTTTCCTTCTCATAGTGGTCATCAATAGTGTCTTTGATTGCCTTAATTATAAATTCATTCATATTACTTCCTCCTCAAATGTTTTGGTTGATAACGAAACGGTTCTTTGGATTTATATAATCGCAAATACTTGCACTTCTTATGTGTGTTCTGCATACATTCACACCCTTTTGTTTGGGCATACTCTTTTGAAATTTGCTTTCTGTGAAATGTGCAATACCCTATATCCATACAGTGTGTCCTCCATGAAAATAAAATTCCATATCGTAGATTAATATACTGGAAATTGGTATACCCTCATTTGAGAATGATTTTTTGGCAATTTGCTCACCTTGTTCTATACATTCAGCTTTAACTAATATTACATGTCGCATTTCTGGAGTATCCTCAGTTTCATCTTCAATCCCATAAACCATATATATTGTCATATCTTAACCTCCTTATAATACTATTATACCATATATTTTATGTAAAATCAAGCAAATTTTAATGAAATTTAAGTAAAATTTTAGGTTAAATGTGGTATAATGATAATGAGAAACAGATTGGAGGAGATTACCATAAAGAAAGATTTTGAAATGATAGTCCATAAGTTCGGTAGAGATATCGACCACATAAATGTATACACGTTGGGTGACTTACACATAGGTTCAAGTGAATTTTCGTTCGCTCAATGGGGTATTTGGAAACAAAAGGTGCTGGATGACCCAAACGGTTATGTGGTTATACTGGGTGATTTGATGGATAATGGCTTAAAGAACAGTAAAACTGATTGTTTTGGGGCTACAATGCGACCAAGAGAACAGAAAGAGTGGTTGGCACAGGAACTTATGCCTTTAAAGGATAGAATATTGTGCATTACCAGAGGGAATCATGAGAAACGGTCTGCTGACTTGTCAGATGAGTGTCCAATATACGATGTGGCTTGTAAACTTGGAATTGAGGACTTATATCGTGAGAATATGTGCTTCGTAAAAGTATCTTTGGGTGAAAAACGAAGTGATAGGCAGTATTCTTATGGAATTGCTGTTGGACATGGTGCGTCAAGAGGTAAAACTAAGAATTTTAGCTATGCTATTGACAGTATGGATGTGTTTTTTACTGGACATACCCATCAACCAGAGGAGAGTTATCCAGCTAAGATAGTGATGGACTTGAGGAATGAAACAGTTACACAAGTAGGATTTGTTCATATCACAGTTCCTAGTTTCTTGGAAATGGGTGGATATGCCCTTGCTGGAATGTATATGCCTACTGATTTTAGGAGAATACCGTATGTAACATTGTCTGGTGTTGGTAAGAATGTTGATGTTCATAATTTAGGAGGAATGTTTTAATGGATATAAGAAATGTTTTCATATTGTTTAATGAAAGTGAATTTACAAAAGATGGTATAATCAAGGAGTTGAAAGAGGAAGGTTATCAGCATAACTTTATCTTTGGATTTAAGCTTACACAGAGTAACCTCGGTGATTATCTTAGGAAATGTGATGAATTGTGGTGTTTTGGGGATTGTTCCCACATGAACGCATATAAAGTTGCTACTGAATTTGGGATAGATGTCTGGAATATGGGATAGAGGTGATTTAATGTGGACATTATATATTCATATATCACCTAGTAATAAATATTATGTAGGAATTACTAGTAGAACAACCTATGAACGATGGGGTAAAAATGGGATGCGATATAGAAAACAACTTAAATTTTGGAGAGCAATACAAAAATATGGATGGAATAATTTTAAACATATTGTAGTTTCTAATAATCTCCCTAAGTGGTATGTATTAGAACTTGAGAAATATTTTATAGAATTATTAAAGTCAAATACCAAGTATGGTGGATATAATATATCAAGTGGTGGTGAACATCCTACACTTGGATTAACGTACTCAAGTGAAACTAGATTGAAAATATCAAATGCTAATAAAGGTAGAAGTATTAATAAAGGTGTTTTGAATGGGATGTATGGTACTTTACCAACTACGGTAAGGCGAGTAAAATGTGTTGATACTGGTGAAATTTTTGAAAGTATAAAATCAGCATCAAAAACTATTGGTAGACATCCATCTACTTTATCTGATGGTATAAAAAAAGGGTTTAAATGTGCTGGAATGAGGTGGGAATATGTTGAATAGCGATGGGTTAAGCATACAAGAAGTTGAACACTATGTTGATGTAATTATTCCTAAACTTGAAACTGAACTTTCAAGAAAAGACTTAGGTGATACAGAGGTTGTTGATTTATACAACCTCTACGTTGACATATTGAAGCTTGTAGCACCCCATAACTTTCATTGTTACAATAAGTATCTTGAACTGGATGATGACCACAACTCACCAAACAAGGCTTTCTATCATCATAGGAAGAATCACATGTGGGACATGTTTGAGTCATTTAACAGGATGGAGATATATGATGACTATGACCTATTGCTGATATCCATGCCACCTCGTTGTGGTAAGACCACTACTGGAATACGATTTCTTTCTTGGATAATCGGTAGACATCCAGAGAGTACAGAACTTGCAACATCATACTCAGACTCAATCACCACATCGTTCTATATTGGTGTAATGGAGATTGTAGAAGGTCAGAGATTTAAAGAGGTATTCCCAGATGCTCCATTGGTTAATCAAAATGCCAAGAGAGAAGAAATATGGCTCAAGATTAAAAAGAGATATCCTTCTATCACCTTCGTTCCTATCGGTGGTTCTATGACTGGTCGATGTGAAGCTGGTAAGTATCTCTATTGTGATGACT